CTGATGGAAATCCGCGACGGCGACTGGAGACTGGTCAGCCATGACCCGGAAATGGGCCGCTCCGTGTGGCACCTGCACCAGGATGGGATGGATCACTTCCGGATCGATTTCGAGGTCGCAAAGACGTTGGAGCAAAACAAGGCTGACTACAACGTCGCCCAGACGGGCTGGAAAGGCGACTGGGTAAAAGTAGCGTCAATTCCCCACAATATTTTACACGATTCGGGGTTTGATGCGGCTATAAATCAAAGGGATAAGAAGTTCATTTCGCGCTTTCTGAACGATCCGGACAACCGTGGCTGGCGGACAAAACCTGGGAAGGTCTGATGCAGTACCACGTTCACTCCCTCCCCACCGCCACCAAGGAAGAGGTCGAGGCGGGCGTGCGCGACGATGTCGCCATCTCGCCCAAGTCGCTCTACGGCGCCTATTTGCCAATCGCCCTGCCGCCCGACTCCGAGGACGAGGTCATCGGCGGCATCATCACGATCAGCGCGGAAGAGCCACCCGCGCCAAGTGTCGGGGATACCTGGATCGATACCACCGGCGAGGCCAGCGGGGGTGGTGGCGGCATTCCGGAAGCCCCGCAGGACGGCCAGCAATACGCCCGCCAGGATGGCGAGTGGGTGGTCGTCGGCCCATCTGGCGATGACCTTGACACCACGCCGGTTGCCGCCATTGGCTCGACGATCGAGCAGACGGTGCCGGAATGGTTTGCGGGGGCGCCGGTCATCGAGATTGCGGGGGAACTGTTCGTCACCGCCGACCAGCGCGGCGCGTGGGTTCACTGCATGAACGACATCGGAACCGTCATCTACCTGCCGGAAGACTGGCTTCCGGGCTGGTCTTTCGGGGCGCGCCAGATCGGAACCGGGCCTGTCAGCTGGGCCACTCCCGGCGGTGCGAGCCTGCAGGTTCCTTTCACGAAAGCCGATCACACCGGCATCCTCGAACAGTATGAGGAAGTTGTTTTCCGCGTCATCTCCAACAGTGATGGGCTGAGTGCCGTCTGGGGCTTCTCGGGGGCGACGGCCTGATGTTCCTCCCCGGAAGCCTTGGTGGCGTCCCGCCCCGCGCCGCCCTGGCAAAGATCGAGGAGAGCCTCTGGTATCCTGGCGAGGGACCGCCCTCGCAATCGCCTGTTTCAGACGCAACCGATATCGGACTCAACCTTGGCGTCCAGTTCGCAACGACTGTCTCCGGCGATATCCTCAGCATCTGCTTCTGGCGATGGTCGGCCTTGGCGTCTTCGAACGGAACCGTCGCTCTCTGGAATGCCGATGAACGTATAACGCCACGCGAACTCGTCGCTTCGAAAGACTTCACGGGCCACAGCGGAACCGGATGGCGGAAGGTCGATTTCGACGAGCCGGTCCCGGTCTCGACCGCTAAATCCTACATAGCCAGTGTCTGGATCCCAGAAAGCGGTGATGGGAACATCTATTATGGTAGCACCCTTTACGCCTTCTCCGGCGATTCCCCGGTTTATTCGGAGAACCTGTTGCTCTGGGCCTGGCCCGACACCGGCCAGCCATATCCGCCGCACGGCATCGCCAAACGCAATGGCTCGTATAAATATGGGGATCTCGCCTGCCCTGATGCCCAGGTCGGATCCAGCAACTACTGGGTCGATGTCGTCTTTCGCGGCAGTCCCCTCCCTGCTCCGCCCGATCCGCCCATCGTCCTGAAGTGGGACATCCCGGAAGGCTATCCCAACCTCAGCAATACCGGCGTTCCGCCGGGCACCGTGCTGACGCAGCGGATTGGTTATGGTGCTGTCACGACGGCAGACGGGCAGATCATTGAAGACCTTGATATCCGAGACGCTAGCATCACCGTCAATCACCACAACTGCATCGTCAGGCGATGCAAGATTTACTTCCGCGGCGGCTACGGGATCGGCATCCCTTTTGGCATCCTCGGCACGATCATCGAGGACTGCGACATCAACAGCGGCTTCAGGAATAACGGGCCGGCGCAGGGGATCGGGGGCGTGCCGCTGGCCATCCGGCGCTGTAACATCTATCGCGGTGAAAACGGGATCGCGCATTTCGGCAGCTACGGCGACGGCTCGGTGCAGCAGGTCATCGAGGACAATTTCGTTCACAGCCTGCGCTCGTCGCCCGGTACGCCGCACTATGACTGCCTGCAATTCAATGGCGGCAACGGCAATATCGTTGTTCGCCACAACACGTTCCACAATGAAAATACCGACACCTCAGCCATCCTGATCCAGAACCTGTTCGGGGCGGTCCCCGGCATCCGCATCGAAGACAACATCATGGCCGGCGGCGGCTACACCAGCTACTGCGTCGGGCGTACCGAAGACCCGGCCGTCGATCCGATCGTCGTTCAATACTACAACAACCAGTTCCACTGCGGGGCCTTCGGCTACATCATCGACACGCAAGCCGAGCCTGATATGGCCGGCAATAAGTTCATGGACCACGGCGGCATCTACGACTTCCCACCGGCTGACGGCTTCGTGGCAGATCAGGTCGTGCGCGAGCGTTTCTTCGGCATGCCCAACGGCGTCGCCATCGTTCCCGGCTCGGTTGCCTCTGACGCTGTTTCCGGCATCACCCTCGGCGTTTCGTTTCAGATGTCACAGGACGCCACCATCGTCGGCGTCAACATCCCGAAGATACGCTCGCCGGGGGAAACCCTCACCTACAAGGTCGGCGTCTGGCGCTTCACGGGCGCGAACCGCAATGCCGGGACAGAACTGCTCCATCAGGAGACAATCAACTTCACGTCCGGCTTGCGCGAGGGCTGGGAGCATCTGGCCTTGACAACGCCAGTTGCGGTCGATGCCGGCGACAATGTCCTGCTCGGCGTGTGGTGCCCGCCGGGGGCGGACGGCAAGGTCTGGTTCACCGTCCTGAACGGCACATTCCACGTCGATACGCCCAGCCAGTTCGGGCGCGCCACGGCCTTCAATGGCGCCGGCGTTCCGCTCAACGGCTTTACCGGCGGCAACGGCCTGTTCAACTACGGTTCTGATCTTGTTCCGCCGCTCAACCAGGGTGGGGCGCGTCCGAGCTATAACATCGACCCGATCCTTGAAGCGCCGTGGGTATCCAGCGGCTCGACCTCCATCAGCGTCGCCGGCCAGCAGGTGGTGGCAACCGCCGGGCAGCCTGCGGTCATCACTGGGGGCTCAGTCTCTGCCCGCGTGGCTGGCCAGCAGGTCGCGATCACGGCAGGCAACGTCAGCGTCACGGCTAAACGCTCGACCTCCATCAGTCTGGCTGGCCGGCAGGTTGCGGTAACCGCCGGACAGGTTACGGCCACAGGTGTCATCCCGGGAACCATCCCCCTGACCTATACCGACGCCCGGTTTAGCAGCAACACCACGTCCGCCAGCGTCACGCTGTCGAGCGGCACGCTGCTTCGAAAGACCATTACGGATACGGGCGCCACGGCGTCAATCATAGCGGAGGGCAACGTCGTCATCGACACCTGCCGGGTTGATTCCGCCGAGTGCGTTCGCATGGCGGGGAATGTCGTCGATATCCGCAACTGCTACCTTGAGGCGACCGGAGTGGGTGACGATCATGCCGATGTCATACAGGCCTATGATCCCGGTCAGCACAGTGGGACGATCATCGTCAGCAACACTTCAATCGTTGCCCATACGACAGCGGCTACTGCTGGCCTGTTCGTCGCCGACGATTGGGGCGGCACGGTCACGCTGAATAATGTTGTCTTCAATGGTGGGCCGTTCGGCCTCCGTCTCCACGCTGACCCCGGCTGTACACTCAACGTCTACCTGAAGGACGTCTTCTTCGTCGGGCCGTTCGGTTACAATCCGTTCCTAATTGAGCCGGTTGGAAGCGGCATTCTCAACATCACCCACTGGGAAAACGTCAGAAACGCCACGATTGTGGGCGGCGTTCTGGTTCCCGGCAGCAGCATTCCGGAGCCTTGAATGAACGGCAACTCCATCCAGATGAGCGTCGGGCCGTTCAATGTGGTCACCACCTCGGACGGCGGCTTACCGCCGGAATACTATGCCGAGCGCATCTGCGAGCGGCTGCTGCACGTCTCCGAGACAGCCCCGCCGGAACTGAAGGAGCAGGCGATGGCCTTTCGCGAGGCAATGGCCGGCGTTGTGCTTGGCGGCGTCAGGGGCGCTATTTTATCCAACCAGACCACCATTATCGCGCAGTTGCGCAAGGCCGGCATGGAAGACGCGGCCGCTCTCGTCTTCGCACTGAGGAGTAACTAGCCATGGCCTTCACCGGCAATTTCGTCTGCACGTCCTTCAAGACCGATTTGTTGGGCGGCAAGCACAACTTCACGAGCACCACCGGCAATGCGTTCAAGATGGCGCTCTACACCAACACCGCCACGCTCGACGCCACCACGGCCGCCTATACGGCCTCCGGCGAGCACGGCGCCACCGGCACCTATACGGCGACCGGCAAGGCGCTGGTCCTGGAGACCTCGCCGGCGCATCCCCGCGTCCCTTCGGGCGTCACGGCGGTCGCCGACTTCCAGGACCTGACCTGGGCGACCTCGACCATTAACGCCTATGGCGCGCTGATCTACAACGATACGCAGGCCGGCAAGAACAGCGTGGTGGTGCTGGACTTTCTCGGCCTCAAGGCGTCGTCATCGGGCGATTTCGTCGTTCAGTTCCCGGTTGCAGACGCCACCAACGCGATCATCCGCATCGCCTGAAGGCTAACCGATGGCCTGGTCCATTGTTGGCGTCGGCAGTGTCGTTGAAGTCACCGTCACAACACATACGCTGACCGAGCCTGCGGGCTGCGCGGCGGGCGATCTTCTGGTCGCCTGCATAGGGTCGCGCATCGCGCATACAACATCGATTACCCTGCCGTCCGGCTGGACGCGGGTCACTGAGCAGAAAATCAACAATGTCGTCCTCGGCACCACCGGCCAGCCCTCCGCCTGTATGGCCTACATCAAGCGCGGCGCCTCGGCTCCCGCGCTGGGATTCACGCATCCCACCGCGCCGAATGTGGCGCGCGGCCAAATCGTCGCCTACCGGGAAAATACGGCGGGCAATGGCATTTCTTTCGATGCCTTTGGCGGCGGCCAGACGGCGACCGCCATTACCGCGATCAGCATAGCATCCAGTGTAACGACAACCGCTGCCAGTGACCTGCTTGTCGGGATGGTGGCAGGCGGCTCCGCCTCGACGTACACGGCATTCAAGACAGCCAACGCACCATCGACCGCGAGCGGTGCGACCAACACCTCAAGCGCGCCCAGCACGACAACGTGGACAGAGCGCGCCGATGCCTCCTCGGCAACGGGCGCAGACATCGGCCTGAGCATTTTCGATGCCGTCAAGACGGCAACCGGGGCAGGCGGCGCGATTACAGCGACAGCTTCTGTTTCTTCCGGGCACGCAGTCCTGATGGGCGCGTTCAGGACGCTACCGATAATAGCGAATGCGTGGGACTCGAGCGACCGGACGTACACGGTCACGCTGTCGAACAGCGACAAGACGGCGACGCACACGCCCGCTGCCACTGGTGGCATAAGGTCATCAACAGAACGGACGAACGGCGCAGCAGGGAAATATTATGCTGAATGGGTAGCCACCACGATTGGAGCGTCCAGCCAGTTTTGCCTGAAATCCAAGACCTCAGACATAGGCGCGCCGGGGACTGAGTCTTTCAGGTATCTAAACGGCGGACAAGTTTTCGTCGGCGGGACACAAGTTGCAACCATGGGGGTAGCCGCCGCCGGAGACATTGTTTGTGTCGCGTGGGACAGCGGTGCGGAGCGGTTTTGGTTTCGTCTGAACGGAGGGCTTTGGAACAATGACGCCAGCGCCGATCCGGCGACCGGAACCAATGGCCTCGACGCTTCGGCTTTACCAAACACCAGTTTTTGCCTGTATTGGGCGGGCATTACAGCGGCTGTCACCACGCTGCGCACCGAACTCGCCGAATACACGCAGGCGATCCCGTCCGGCTTCAAGTCGTGGATGGGCGAGACACCCGTGGGTGGCACCGGCGTTACCGTCAGCGTCACCGGGCAGGCCACAACGGCGGCGGTCGGCGAAGTCACCATCTCAATTCCGGCTCCTGTCAACATCACAGTCGATGCCGCAGGGCAGGCTGTTACCAGCACGGTTGGCAACCCTTCAGTCACCGGCAAGAGCAGTTTCATTGCCACTGGACAGGCCGTCACCAGCGCGGTCGGCCCGCTGGCCCTCATTGTCACGCACGCCAGATTCACGGTCGCCGCGCCGGAGATACTCGCCAGCACGCAGGGCGTGGGCGTCGAGGCGGGCGGTTCTATTTCCACTACCGCCTCGGGCAGCGAAATCACCAGTGGAGTCGGCCAGGTCTCGGTCAAGGCGGACCACAGGTTTTCCGTTACAGGGCAACAGGTCGCCAGTTCGGTCGGCGAGGTTTCCGTCACCGGCAAGGCGAACGTCAGCACGCTCGTTGCAGGGCAGGCCACTACGGCTGGCGTCGGCCAGGTCACCATCGATGCCCGGTCCAGCGTCAGCACCACAGCCACTGGGCAGGAAGTTGCCGCTTCGGTCGGCCAAGTCTCGGTCAGCACGGTCGTCCGCATCGATGTCACCGTCAATGTTGTCGCCCCGATGGGGGGCGGTCGGCCTGACGAAAGCCTGGTCGCCTTCCTTGGTACGCCAACCATCACCGGCAAGGCCAACGTCAGCACCATCCCGACCGGACAGGCGATCAGCACGGCAGTCGGCACGCCCACCATCACCGCCAATATCGGCGTCAGCATGCTTCTTGCCGGCCAGGAGCTTGTCAGCGCGGTCGGGGTTCCCTCGATCACGACACATGCCCGGTTTAGCGTCAGCGGGCAATCTGTCACCAGTGCGGTTGGGCAGGTCAGCGTCACCAGCGGAACCGGCGTGACCATTGTTGTCGGCGGCAGCGCCTCCCCGACCCTTCCCGCCTACCGCTCGCATACGTTCTCGTCCTATATCTACCGCCCTTTCGGGCTGACCCTCGACAAGCCGGCGGGCACCGTCGAAAACGACGTCATGCTGGCGGCGATCGTCCATGTCAAAAGCCCAACGGCCCTCAACGATATCGTCGCCCCGGCGGGCTGGACCAAGATCGGCACCTCGACGGTCGTTGCCGCCAGTGGCGCATCGGCCAAGCTGGAGGTGTGGTGGAAGCGGGCCGGGGGCAGCGAACCGGCGAGCTATTTCTTCGATGTCTGGGCCGACAGCGACAACCAGTACAGCATCATCAGCTATTCCGGCTGTCCGACCAGCGGCTCGCCAATCGATGCCTTCTCGACCAACAGCGCCAACACCGGCGCGACCGCGACGGGGCTTTCCCTCACCACCACGCAGGCCAACGACGCCCTGATCTGGATTGGCCACAACTGGGATGCCTCGACCACGCTGACGCCACCGGCTGGCATGACGGAGCGCGCCGACAGCCTGCTGTATATCTCCGAGCAGGACATCACCGCCGCCGGGGCGACGGGCAATCGCACCCAGACGCTGGCATCGAGCAATCCGTGGGCGGTCTACCTGCTGTCGCTGAAGGGGGCGCCCGGGGCGGCCGCCTTCCCGGGTCTGTCCGCATCGGTCAGCCCACCCGCAGCGATCACCGGCACGGGCAACGTCCTCCTGGCCGGGCAGGAGGTCACCGCCTCCGGGCGGGGCGTTGGCGTTACGGCGGGCGGCAGTGTTTCCACCACCGTCTCGAGCGGCCTTGCCACCACGGCAGCCGGCCAGGTCGGCGTCAAGGCGGACCACAGGTTCTCTGTTACAGCCCCGATGGGCGGCGGGCGGCCAGATGAAAGCCTGGTCGCGTTCGTTGGCCAGGTCACCGTCGATGCCAGGCAGACCGTCAGCACCACCGTCGTCGGCCAGTCGCTGGCCGTTTCACTCAGCCCCGTCACCGTCACGGCAGGCGTCCGGACCTCAGTGTCGCTGGCCGGGCAATCGGTCGCGAGCGCGGTCGGCGCGGTCAATTTCTCGTTGGCCATCAGCGCCCTTGTGCCGGTCTCCAGCGAGGAAATGTCGGCGGAAGTCGGCGCGATCTTCTTCCCGACCGGCCTCGATGACTCGGTCACGCTCGACGGTCAGACCGTCCAGGCGGAAGTCGGTGCAGTGACTGTGACGACTGTCGCCTTGCGTGGTATGGATGTCTGGACCGGCACCGCATGGGCCGGCAAACCGGCCAAGGTCTGGACGGGCAGCGCCTGGGTGCCAAAGCCGGTCAAGCTGTGGAACGGGAGTAGTTGGGTATGACCATCATTACAGGCGGCCCCGACAGCGGCCCTCCCATCCCGACATATCTTTCCGATACCAACTACGGCGAATTGCTGATCGACGTCGGGGAATACAGCGGTCGCAATGACCTTGCCGCCATTTTCCCGCTGCTGCTGCGCCTGGCCGAGGCGAAACTGAACAGAAACCTGCGCACCGCCTACCAGGAAACCACCACCGCCCTGCCGATGGTCAACGGCGTGGCCACCCTGCCCAGCGATTTCCTCGAGGCCCGCGCCTATACGGCGGACGGCGCCACCTTCAGCCGGTTTGTCATCAGCGGCAACACCATCACCGCGGCCTCGCCGTGGACCGGCGACATGACGCTGACCTATTACGCCAAGATCCCGCCGCTTAGCCTGCTCAACCAGAGCAACTGGCTCCTCGACCTCGATTATAACGTGTATCTGTATGCGCTGGCGGTCGAGGTCGGCATCTGGTCGAAGAACGCGGAGCTTGCCAAGGCGGCGGAGTCGATGCGCGACTCGGCCATTTCGACCGTCATGCTGAACGATGAAAACGCCCGCTGGGGCCGCGCCCGCGTCGTCAACAGGGATATGACCCCATGAGCCTGCTGACCGCCACCAACGAAGTGGCCGACCTGGTGTCGCTGGACCGCTTTACCGCGGTTGCGGCTTCGGGCGGCGATGATGCCCGCACCATGCTGGCAATTGCCCAGGAGGCCGGCGAGGAGGTCGCCCACCGCGTCGACTGGAACCGGCTGCTCAAGCGGGCGACAATCACCGGATTGCCCTACACGCTGCCGGAAGACTACCACCGGCCGGTGGCCGGATCGACCATCATCACGGCGCTCGGGGTGTTCGTGCGTCCCGTCACCAACAGCGGCGAGTGGGCGGTCATGCGGTATATCGGTTCCGACCACCCCTATTTTTACCGCTCCGGGGGGACCATCGACATCGTGCCGGCGGCGGCGGCGGCGGGCGCCACTCTCAACTATGTCTCCGGGCACTTCGTCGCCAAGTCGAACGGCACCGACTTCCGGGCCGTTTTCACCAGCGACGACGACTCCACGGTGTTCAATGAGGACCTTCTGGTCAGGAACATGATCTGGCGCTGGAAACGCCAGAAGGGGCTCGACTACACCGACGACCTGGCCGAGTTCGAGGCCATGCTGAAAGCCGAAATCAACGCCGACCGGGGGATTGGCTGATGGACATGCCAGTCCGCCAGCGGCGCGGCTCAGAAAGCAATCGCGGCAAGATCGCGCCGGTGCAGCAGACATCGCAGCCGCTGGTCTATCCGGCGCCGGCCAATGGCCTGGTGACGGCGATCGGCCTGACCGAGGCGACCGAGGGCGCGGCCTCGATGGCCAGCAACTGGATCCCGACGCTCAAGGGCCTGCGCATTCGCGGCGGTTCGGAAAAGCGGGGCCTGCTGTCGCTGCCGCTGCCGATCGGCTCGATGTTTACGTATAAATTCGGCAGCAATCACAAGATGTTCGCGGCCAACGCCAACGCCCTTTACGATGTGACCAGCCCGCCGGCCCCACCCGCCGAGGCGTCGGTCGTCGTCAGCGGTCTGACCAGCGGCGAGTGGATGACCTTCCAGCACACCACCCCCGGCGGCTCGTTCCTGTGCTGCTTTAACGGCACCGACCCGCGCATGATCTTTGACGGCACGTCGTGGGGCACGACGCCGGCCATTACGTTCACTGACTCCACGACGAGCGCCGACATCGGCGCGGCGTTTTTGCTCAAGGGGCGGCAGTTCCTGATCAAGTCGGGCACGTTCGATGCCTATTATCTCGGCGTCAATTCGATCGGCGGCGCGGCGGCGGTGTTTCCGCTCGGCGGCGTCATGAAACAGGGCGGCGGGCTTCTAACCGGGTTTTCGTGGTCACCGGAGAGTGGCGACGGCATGAGTGCGCTGTGCTGCTTTGTATCTACGGAAGGCGAGATCGCCGTCTATGAGGGCGACGATCCGACCACGGCAGCCAGTTGGAGGCTGAGAGGTGTCTATTCGATTGGCAAGCCGCTCGGCAAGCTCGCCTTTATCCGGGCCGGCGGCGACATCTTCATCTGCACCGCAACCGGCCTCATCCCACTCAGCCAGGTATTCCAGCGGGATCGCGATACGGTGTCGCTCAGTGCCCTGTCGCGGCCGATCGACAATATCTGGCGGCGCGTTGCCGAGACGGTATCCTATGGCTGGTCGCTCACCGCCTGGCCGGAAAGGAGCCTGGTCTTCGTCGCTTTCCCGTTCACCGCCGCCGAGCCGGACACGACCTTTGTCATCAACGTGAAGACCAACAAGTGGTCGATCATCGTTGGCTGGCAGGCGATGGCCTACTGTGCTTTCCAGGGGCAGCTGTATTTCGGCGATGCCGCCAACGGGGGCAGCAGCAGTGGCGGCATCTGGCACGCCGACGCCACGGGCAGCGACGATGGGCGGCCATTCAAGGCGGTCTATCTCAGCCATTTCATGCCAGCCGGCGGCTTTGGCCGGCGCTCACGCGCGACGCTGGCGCACATGTATTTCGAGGGCAAGGTCAATCCGATCGTCTATCTGTTCGCCCGCGCCAATGGCGACGTCACGGAGCCATCCGGTCCCGCAGTCACGCAGGCAAATCCGGCCATTTCGGAGTGGGACATTGGCAAGTGGGACGAGGCGCTGTGGGACGCCGCATCGCCGAAGACCAAGATCCAGCGCCGGCAGAACGTGCGGGCGACCGGCGACACGCTAGCCTTGGGCTGCGTGGTGACCTCGGGCGGCTCGACGCCGCTCGACCTGGAGATCGACATGGGCGTGCTGCAGGTGGCCGGCGGGGAGTCCTCGGCATGAAGCACCATTACACCATCAGCATTGAGTGCTTTGACG